CACCTCGCTGGTCGTCAACGTGCCCACAGTTGACCAGGCCCCGCTCACGCACGTGGAAGCGGCGAAGCTCCTTCGCGCCCGATTGGGCTCTGTGTGGTCGGGCGAAACCTTTGCCTGGCTGCAACAGAAGTTTCCGGAAGGCGTTCCCCATGAACAGCTCGATAGCATCGAAGCCGAGCTGAACCGACCTGCAGAGGTGATGCGCCAGCCGCTCAGCCTAGTGCGGTCTGCAGCTGGAGGCGAGTGATGTTGAAGTTAAAGCAGGTATTGCAGGGGGTGGGTCGACCTCAATCGGCCCTGGCTGAATCGCTGAAGCTGAGCGCGGCCACCGTCGCCCAACTGATTAACCACGGCCAATGGCCCCGCAGCTTGGACAGTGCGGACTTACAGGGGCGGATTCGAGCGTTCCTGGTGGAGTCAGGGGCCAATGACGCCGACATCGCCAACGCATTTGAAAAAGTGGACCTGCCGTGCGTCAACACGGCAGGTCCGGCCCTAAATGAAGAGCCGTCCGGGGAGGACGAACCCATGCTACTACCAAAACAAACACTGAAGGCAGCGACCCGCAAGGTATTCGGACTGTTTCGCGACCCCTTTGACGAGCTGCAGAGCACCAAAGACATGTGGGTCAGCCCCGATATTCGCTATGTCCGGGAGGCTATGTACCAGGTCGCCCGCCACGGTGGCTTCTTGGCGATCGAGGGCGAATCGGGAGCGGGCAAAAGTACGCTGCGCCGTGACCTGGTCAACCGCCTGCTGGAAAACAATGACCCGGTGATCATCATCGAACCCTATGTGCTGGCGTCCGAAGACAACGACACCAAGGGCAAGTCGCTGAAAAGCACCCACATCGCCGAGTCGATGATGGCCGCCGTCGCGCCGCTGGAAAAAGCCAAGAGCAGCCCAGAGGCACGCTTTGCCCAGCTGCATCGCGTCCTCAAGGAGTCCCATGCCGCCGGGTATCGCCACTGCCTGATCATCGAAGAGGCGCATAGCCTGCCGATTCCGACCCTCAAACACCTCAAGCGCATTCTGGAACTGGAGATCGGCTTCACCAAGCTGGTCAGCATCATCATGATCGGCCAGCCCGAGCTTGGCGTAAAACTGAGCGAACGCAACGCCGATGTGCGTGAAGTCGTACAGCGCTGCGAGCGTGTGACGCTACCCCCGATCGAGGGTGGCCGTCTCGATGAGTTTTTGTGGTTCCGCTTTGAACGTGCAGGCAAAGACCTGCGCGAAGTCATCGACGATAGCGGCATCCAGGCCGTCGCCGCTCGACTGTCTCAGACCGGCCGTCGTGGTGGCCGCGACGAGTCGGTCTCCCTTCTGTACCCGCTGGCCATCGGCAACCTGGTGATTGCCGCGATGAACCTTGCTGCTGAACTGGGCGTACCCGTGGTCAACGCCGACATCGTGAAGGGGGTGTGACATGCCTCATCTTTCCCTGGTACCGCCGCAACCAAAGCCACCACTAAGCCTCCTGGAGCCAGAGTTCCAGCCGTTGCTGTCGACGTTCAACGAACTGACCCGCGACATCCGCGCTGCGGGCGTTCCTGTCCTGGAGCTGAACCTTCTCGAAAAACGCATCGTGGTCTCGATCGACGATGTGGACCTGATCGCACGCCGGTTTGCTCACGAGATTCGCAGCCAGAGCAGCAAGACGCAGGACGGCATGACCCGCCACTCAGTGCAGATCCGAGGCATCTACGTGTCGTGGTTTTCCCAGGTGAAGGAACAAGACCAATGAGTGTTGCCTATCAAACGTTCGTGGTGGAAAACCCTGAGGCCGTTGACCTGCGAACGCCGATCCATGGAGGGCGTGTAGTTGCGTGGGCTGATGGTCACGCATTGACTGCGATGGGGGCGCTTGAGGACTTCATCCGCAATCTCTCCTACGGCGAAATCGAAAACCCCGAACAGGGTGCTGTTGAACTGATGGAGCGCATGAAATGGGCGTAAGTACTAAGCAGGCTACAGACCAATATCTCCTATTGCAGGGACGGCAATTTGCGCTTGATCTGCTCGAATCGTTCGGCGAACAGCTTTACTCGCCCAAAGGAGTGGCCCATGCGATCGACAGGTTGACATCCGCAACAGCAAACAAGCCCGAGAGTTATGTCGTCGGGATTCAGGACATCGTCGAAGTGCTTCAAAAGGCCCGGCCATGAAGAGTGCGCTTTTAGAGAAGGCTGTCGCTGCAATGCGCGAAGCGGTTCAGTCCGACACCCCAACGATGTTCTGGGCTGAAGCGATGGAACATGTAGCCGTGCTTCTCGAACATGTTCAAAAAACACCGATTGCCTCGGCGCACCAGGACTCAGCCAACGGTTGTGAAAACTGCGCGATGGACCTGACCACCTGCGATTGCGTCGACCCGAAGCCCGTACGCTGGACGATCAGCCCGAGCCGCGACCGCGCCACCAATAGTAAGGAAGAAGACAATGAATGACGCCCCACAACTTTCAGTCCCCGCAGGTTTTTGGCAGGACGCTCAAGGCCGCATGGTGCCCGAAAGCTTGATCAAGCCAATCGACATGGAACGTGATCGCCTGGTGCGTCACCTTGTAGATCGGGCCAGCGAGCTCAATGCCAAACTGGCTGATTTCAAGGCAGTCGCGTTTGGTGACATCGAGGCCTTTATTGAGCTGAGTGCTGAGCAGTACGACATCAAACTCGGCGGCAAGAAGGGCAATGTCACCCTCTATAGCTTCGATGGTCGCTTCAAGATTCAGCGTTCGGTGCAGGAGTCGATCGCTTTCGACGAGCGTCTGCAGGCTGCACGCGCTCTGATCGACGAATGTCTGCGAGACTGGACCCAAGGGGCTCGGCCAGAAGTAGCCACCCTCGCCAATGACGCATTCCGAACCGACTCCCAGGGCGAAATCCGCACCGCCCGAGTCCTTGCTTTGCGCCGCCTGGATATCAAGGACGAACGCTGGAAGCGTGCTATGCAGGCGATCGGCGAAGCCTGCCAGGTGGTCGGATCCAAGTCCTATATCCGTGTGTATGTACGGATCGGCGACTCGGACCAGTACCGTGCCATCAGCCTTGATATTGCGGGGGTGTGAGATGGACGACAATCGCATCCTCGACAAAATCAAGAAATGCCTGGCGATGGCCAACTCCAAAACCAGCAACCCCAATGAGGCTGAAATAGCTTTGCGCCAGGCTCGTAGGCTGATGGACCAGTACAGCCTGGAAATGGGTGATGTGCTCGCCAGCATGGCGTGCGAAGTGTCAATTCGGGCCGGTTCTGAAGGGCCACCACCGGCATGGCGTGTTCGTCTTGCCGATGTCTGCTGTTTGGCATTCGGCACACGGCTAATCATCAGTACAAGCCGCTTCAGCGCATCTCGTTTCATCCTGGTCGGTTGTGCAGCGGCACCTGAACTCACCGGTTACGCCTACCAAGTTCTGGGTCGCCAGCTACAAAAAGCCCGACGTGAGTATTTGGACACCCAAAAACGCTGCAAGCGATCCACCAAAGTGGCGCGGGGCGATGCGTTTGCGAATGCCTGGATCGATGCAGTGCATAGCAAAATCGACGCATTTGCAGGCGTTGATGACAGTGTCGCCGACGCAGTCGAGGCGTTTATGCAGAAAAACCACCCGGAACTGGGGCGTTTTGAACTCAAACGACGAAAACTCAAGTCGCGAGATGAGGTCGCTGCCGATGCTGGCTATCAGGCAGGAAAATCAGCTCAATTACACCAGGCAGTGAATCATCAGCCTCGTGCCCGCTTGACTGCAGGGGTCTGAGATGCGCGTTCAATGCCCTTGTTGCGGCGAGCAGTTTCCCCTGGAAGCCGGGTTTCTCGATGACGAGGGTAAGCGCCTGGCTGCACAGTTTGCCGACATTGAGCCGCGACTGGGCCGGGCCATCCTTGGATATCTACGTTTGTTCAGCCCGGCCAAGCGAGGTTTGCGTACTACCCGAGCCATCAAGCTGGTTGAAGAGCTGATGATCGCGGTCAACGCTGGCACTGTTACCCGCGATGCGAGGACCACCGACTCAAAACCGGCAAGCCCTGCCATGTGGACGGCTGGTATTGATCAGATGCTGGCTCAACGGGAACGGCTGAGCCTGCCGCTGGACAACCATCATTACTTGCGTGCAGTGGTGTTCGGTATTGCCAGTGATCCGGTGTTGGTCGCCAAGGTGCAGCAAGCGTCTCCCAAGAAGGCTAGATCGGGAATGACGCTGCAGCAGCTGCACCAGGAGCAAATCGGCAGGATCAAAAGTGACGTGCTGCTTGGGATCCTGAGTGCAGAGGATGGCGAGCGCCGTATAGCCACATTGGGAGCTGAAGCATGAAAGCCGATGATCGATTGCGGTTGATCAAACTGATTCACGTGGCGCGGCGTGAGCTGGGTATGGATCGCGAGACGTATGGCCTGATGCTTGCGGGAATGAAGGGATTGGAAGATGCCACATCGACCGCCGATCTGAGCGTTCCAAATCTGAAACTGGTTTTGGAACAGCTCAAATCTAAAGGCTTCAAGGTCCGTCCAAACAAAAAGCCAGCGCGGCCCTTGGCAGATGATCCACAAGCACAAAAGATCCGGTCGCTTTGGCTAGCTCTCCACGAAATGGGCGTTGTTCGAGATCCATCGGAGACAGCTTTGGCGAAGTACGTTTTCAGCATGACCAAGGTGCAGGCATTGCAATGGCTAACAACCGGCCAGGCGAGCCATGTAATTGAAACTTTGAAACAATGGATGGGGAGAGTCCAGCAATGAGTACGATCCGAGGCAGTGATCTTTT